TAAATTTATTCAAGAAAAAGGAGAATGGTCTAATAGTTCAGGCACATTCAACAAATTCCAAGTTACGTTTGATGATGGTAAAAGCTATCAATTTTTAGGAAAATCTACTAAATTTAAAAAGAATATAGGAGACTTAATAGAATACGAAGTTACTAATGAACAATACGGAACTGCAAAGTTAGTTTATACTCAACCACTAGCAAGTGGAAGTAACAAAGACCAACTTATTATAAGACAATCAATGGTTAAAGCAGCTTGTGATTTTCACGCATCAAGACCACAAAGCGACATAGTAACAGTTATTAAAGATGCAGAAAAACTAATAGAATTTATAAACAAATAAAAATGAATAAAATGTCAATAAAAGGAAAAGTAAAAAAAATAACAGAAGTAGAAGAAAAAGGTAATTTTAGAGTAAGAAAGTTAGTATTAGAAACAATGGATAAATACCCACAAGTAGTAGCTCTTGATTTCACTCAAAATAATGTTGGACTTTTGGACGACCCTATTTGTAAAGTAGGAAACGATGTAGAAGTGTTTTACAACGTAAGAGGTAGAGAGTGGACTAATGCAAACAATCAAGTCCTCTACTTTACTAGCTTACAAGGATGGAGAGTTAGAGAGTATAAAGAGGAGATCTCCACATACGACCAAGCACCAGACAGAGAAGATGATTTACCATTCTAATTAACTTTTAAAATACAGGGGGTATCGTACCCCCTTTTTTTATGCTTATAAACTACGATTTACATATAGACAAACTAAACGACTTCCGTAATGGCAAAGTCCAAGAAGCTCTTAAGTTAGGACACAAAGAAATAGACACTAGCTTTAGATTTGTTGCAGGTAATATGAATTTTATTCTAGGGCATAATAACGTAGGAAAGACACACTTTACGTTTTATCTTATGTTGTTATACTCACTAAAACACAATATAAGGTGGTTAGTATTTTCTTCAGAAAACGACCCTGTACAACTTATAAAAAAACTTATAGAGTTTATTGAGGGTAAACCAATAAACAAAATAGAACAATCAGACTATGAAGAATCTAAAGAGTTTGTATATAACCATTTTAAGTTTGTAGATATAAACAGACAGTACACTTATAAACAACTTTTAAAATTAGCAACAAAAGTCAAGGAGGCTTGGAATTATCAAGGTTTACTTATTGATCCTATTAACTCTCTAAAGAAAGATTTAAGAAACACAAATGGTTATGAGTACAATTATGTGCAGCTTACTGATATTAGAATCTTTTGTAAAACACATAACATATCTACTTGGATATGCGCACACGCAGTAACTGAAGCATTAAGAAGAAAACACGGAGCTAATCACGACTATTCTGGACACGTGCCTCCTCCTACAATAGGAGATAGTGAGGGGGGTGCAGTCAATGGCAACAGATGTGATGATTTTTTAATTGTGCATAGATATATAGCAAGTCCTGATGCTTGGATGTACACAAGATTATATGTAGCTAAAGTAAAGGAAATGTCTTTAGGGTATAAACCTACAAGCCACGAAGCTCCTATATTATTTAAGTCAATACTTAATAACGTTGGCTTTCAAGTAGGAGGTAAAAATTTAATAAAGTATAGAACTAAAAAACAATTAAAGATTGACAACTCTTGAGAAATTAGCTAGTAAACACCATATATGGGTTAGAACAGTCAAGAGCTTTGGCTGTAAAGGTTATCTCTGCGAAGATGTAGTGCAAGAGGCTTACTTAAAAATCAACAATCTAATCAATAGTAAAGGTCTCGATATAAGTTATGAGGACGATATAAATTATTTTTATATGTATCGTACTTTAAAAAGTTTGTTTCTTGACTTATGTCGAAAGGAATCTAAAATACAAAAAGTCAATGTTGAATATTTGGAAAGGTTTGTACAAGAGGAGGAGATAAAAGAATACAAAGATATAGAGGGCAAGATGCGAAAACTAAACACACTACTAGACAAAATGTATTGGTATGACGCAAAAGTCTTTAACCTCATCTCTGATGGTATGAGTATAGCAGAATTATCAAAGCAAACAAACATAAGTTATTACTCGTTATATAATACATATAAGAATGTTAAAAATATAATAAAAGATAATATAGAATGGGATTGATATGAAAATATTTATACCAGAAAATATTAAAAAACAATGTTGGGAATATTTATCTAAAAATAGTTTAGCACACAGAGGTAAAGCAGATGGAAATAAAAATGAACAGTTTGTAGGTTTAGTAGGAGAGATATTAACTAAAAAAGTATTTGGTATAAAACATAAATTTGAGAAAGGTTATGACGGAGGTTTTGATTTTGAATACAAAAATAAAAGAATAGATGTTAAGACTATGAGCAGAACAGTAGATATGAAAGATCATTATGTACATAATTTTATTGCATATCAAAAAGATTATAATTGTGATGCTTATATATTTAATTCCATAAACAAAAAAACAAACACACTAACTATATGTGGTTGGGTAAGTAAAGAAGAATTAAAAGAGAAATCATCTTTTTACAAAAAGGGAACTATAAGAGAAAGAACAGATGGCTCTACCTTTGCTATGAAAACTGACACTTACGAAATAAAAAACAATATGTTGAATAATATAAAAGAGTTATGAGATTAGGAGATTTAATAGAAAAAATTACAACCTATACAGGAATTAAGTGGTTAGTTAAGAAAATCTGGGGGGAAGATTGTGGTTGCGACAAGCGAAAAGACAAAGCAAACAAAGTAAAGTTATGGTAAAAGAAGATAGAATACTTTGGAAATCTTTTTTAGAGAGAGAGAAACAACACGAAATAAACAGAGAAGAAATAGAACTTATAGCTAGGCTACACTCTGAACTATATAGACATAAGTATAATGAACCTTGCACTTGTTCAGGAAAAATTTGGAATCAATGGATTGCAGAGATAAATAAAGTATATGAATCTAAATAAAGTACATCAGTTTGAACAATCAATCGTATCTCTTTTAAATCTTCAAGGTTGGAATTTAGAATGGTGTGGTGGAGGTTTTGAACATTTTGATTGTATAGGCACTACAGCAAAAGGCAAATCAGTTGTAATGGAAATTAAATGGAGAAAGAAATACTATGAGAAAAAAATGATTGAAAAGTATAAGTTTGATAAACTATTACAAGAAGATGCTGATGCTTTATACTTTGTGTCTGATCCCAAAGGACATTATATATTCTGGCTAAATGATTTAGCTAAACAAGAAACTGTAGAGTTGTATTGTCCTGATACTACTTTATGGACTAAAAAACGAAATAACAAAGAGTGTTATCTTTTAGACGAAAGAGATGCACATAAAATACATATTAACTATGCCACTTCCTAAACCTAAAGCAAACGAATCAAGAAAAGATTTTATGCAACGCTGTATGAATGATAAAGTTATGATTAACGAATACAGAAATGCTAATCAAAGAATTGCAGTTTGTTCTTCCCTTTTTGAAAAAAAGTAATCAACATTTGTTTGTAACGTTTTTTTTTGTATATTAGCATTATAATTAATAACAAAAACTAAATATTATGAGAACACTTAAAATAAATGAAACAAGAGAATGGTATGAGTTTCTGTGGAAAAATAGATATAGAAAATCATACGAAGAATTATTAAAGGAATATAAAACTAAAAACAAATGAAAACACGTATAATGACAAATAAAGATAGAAACTCATATAGAGTTGACATCATAGATAAAGGAGAGCTTACAAGCCACTACTTTACTACAGAGAAAGAAGCTAAAAAGTTTCAATTATTTACAGTAAACGTAGATAAATACAAACAATTTATATAACACTAAACAAAGGTTTATGTCGCATGAAGCGACTAAACCGAAACAAATTATGAAAAAACTTATAGACGAATTAGTAATTTTAGATGACTGTGTAGTAACAGGTACTTTTGCTTGGAGGTCAGACATTGACCCTAATTGGAAACCTATGGTATGGAATGAAACTTTTGAATGTTGGACTAGAGATTACTGTGGATAAAAAGATAAACAATCTTAAGGAACTAGAGATTTGGTCTGACCTTAATTTTCTTTCTTCTATAATTAAAAGTAGAATAGATAAAAGAAAAACAAAGAATTTAGAGAAGATGTCTGAATCTATCGTGAGGGTTATTTACTACTTTCAAGAATACTCCAACAACATACGACTACATAAAAAAGCTCTGGGAGAATACAGACTTGCTAAAAACAGAGCAATAGAAAGAGCAAGAAAATCAGAGAAACAAAACGAAGAACTTAAACTTAAAATAAAAAAATATGCCAATTTATAACGAAATATTTGACAGCTATAGAGAAGAAGTAAATAAAATTCATAAAGCTATGAGGCTACTTGTTAAACACCGATATAAGATAATTGATTTAGAGAATCACCTTATACATAGTGGTAATATTGACAAAGCAAGATCAAGAGCAATACAAGGTCAAGATTCTCAAAGAGCAAGATACGATAGAGTACCAAAACACTCAAGAGTATATTTAAGCACTAATGAAGAAACTAACATAAAAACAAATTGAAAAAATACGAAAACAAAATGAAAGCCTTACTATTTAGTTATTTAGGCTTATTAATTACTTTACTATGGATGATATTCAACTCTTAAACGGAGAACGATTTAAACACGATGAAATACTAGAGCTGATGAAGTCAGATGATTTCTATTATGGGTATCTAGGCAAAGCTGCATTAAGCTCCTCATCTATCAAACTACTATTAGATAGTCCAAAGAAATACAAATACGTTACAGAATACGGACAAAAAGAATCAAGTGCTTTATCGGCAGGTTGGTTATTTCATACAGCAATATTAGAGCCAGAGGTTTTTAACTCACAGATATTTGTAGATGTGCAAAGCAAAAACACAAAGGCATATAAGTTAGCGAAAGAAGAACACGATAGAGTTTTTACTATAAAAGAAAAAAGAGATGCAGAGAGATTAGCTGATGCCTTTTTAAGAAACGAACACGCATTACAACTAATAACAGACTGCGAGTTTGAAGTTCCTGCTATAGGTATAGTGCAGGGTTACCCTTTTAGAGGTAAGGCAGATGTACTTGATAAGTATAGAGTGGTTGATCTTAAAACAACAAGCGACTTAAAAGCATTCCCTTATGCTGCAAGAAAATACGGATATGATGTACAAGTATATTTATATTGTGAATTGTTTAATAAACCTTACGAGGAGTTTAAGTTTGCAGCTATAGACAAAGGCTCATTAGATATAGGTATCTATGATGTTAGTGAGGAATTTTATAATTCAGGAAAGGAGAAAGTTACCAGAGCATTAGAAACATTTGAAACATTTTTTATTAACGGAGCAGACTTGGATAGTTACTGCATAAAAGGAACTTTATGAAAGAGGCAAATAAAATAGCAAAAAACATTATAGATATATCTGGTATAGATGTATTTAATAATAGCAGAAAACGAGAATATATAGAGATAAGGTCTTTACTTACATTTATGTTAAGGCATCATTGTAATATGACTTTTCACGAAATAAAAGATTTCTACCAATCTAAAGGAAAGAACTACGATCACGCAACAGCTCTACATAGTTTGAAATCTTTTGAAACTCACAGACGATACAATAGAAAGCTAGACAAGTATTTTGATATAGTCCTTTTAAGAATAAGAAACAAATCAAAATTAAGAAAAGCATTAATAAACCACATAATAGACTACACAAAAGAAAAGGACTTAAAGAAACTTTTGAGAATAGTAGATACATTACCTTTAAAAGATATAGATGGAAAAGAACAAACAAAAGAGAAAACAGATACCCTTGTATAGTGGACTAATAAAATACTTTCCTGATGCACTATGCGAAGTAGCAAGAGTAAGCTACATAGGAAGTAAACAACATCACCCAGACGAAGATATACATTGGGATAGAGAAAAAAGTAAAGATGATCTTGATGCACTTATGCGACACCTAATGGAGAATGGTATGTATGATATTGACGGAGTTCGTCATTCTGCTAAAATCGCTTGGCGCAGCCTTGCCCATCTTCAAAAAGAAATCGAGGGAGATAAGTTTGAGGAGGGTTATGATGAGCAATTTGGTGATTACAAAATACCACACGACCAAATAATATCAGGTACAGAATGATATACAACCAAGACTGTATGGAAGCTATGAAAGAGATGTCAGACAATCAGTTTGACTTGGCTATTGTTGATCCTCCTTATGGAATTGGTGCATCAAAAGTTAGTAAAAAAAAACATTTAATAAAACAGAAAAACGGAAAGATAAGCAAGACACCTAACAACAATTATAAAATTAAAGATTGGGATAAACGGACACCATCAGCAGAATTTTTTAAACAGATTAAAAGAGTTTCAAAAAATCAAATTATTTGGGGGGTAAATTATTATGATTATAATTTAAATGGAGGCAGATTAGTTTGGGATAAATTGAATGATAACTGCGATCAATTTGACTGCGAAATAGCATATAATAGTATTAACAGAAGAACAGATATTATTAGATATAAATGGATAGGTATGTTTCAAGGTAAATCTATATCAAATAATTATGCTGTAGCTAATGTTCAAAATGGCAACAAAAAGTTAAATGAAAAAAGAATACACCCTACACAAAAACCTGTAAAGCTATATGAGTGGTTGCTTATGAATTATGCTAAAGAGGGAGATACAATACTTGATACTCATTTAGGTAGTGGCTCAATAGCTATAGCTTGTCATAATTTAGGCTTTGAGCTAACAGGATACGAAATAGACAAAGAATACTTTGAAGCAGCAAAGAAACGAATAGAACAACATAAACAACAAGGCAGACTATGGTAAACAAAAAATACACCACAATACAAAGAATAAAAAGATTAGAGAATATAGTAAGCCAAATCTATATGAGTGTTGAGGTAATTAAGCAACAACTTGAGAAAAATGAATCAACAACAGATTAAATTATTTAGCAGCAAAAAAACAGATAATTGGCAAACTCCAAAATGGCTATATGATGAATTAAATGCAGAATTTGATTTTGATTTTGATCCTTGTCCATTAAATTCAACGTTTGATGGATTACAATGTGATTGGGGAGAAAGTAACTTTGTAAACCCGCCTTATAGTAATGTAAAAGGTTTTCTGCAAAAAGCACACGAGCAATTAAATAAAGGTATAGCAAAGAAGATAGTGTTTCTAACATTTGCTAATACAGATACAAAATGGTTTCACGATTATTGTTATGGACAATGTGAATTAAGATTTATTAAAGGTAGGCTAAAGTTTTTAGATGCATCAGGGCAAGTTAAAAATTCTGCTATGCGCCCAAGTATGTTAATGATATTCAAACAAAATCCTCAAAAGTAACGTTATATAATTGATTAATCAATCTTTTTCAATTATGGATAAACGTATAAACAATGGTGGTAAAAGAGAGGGTGCAGGTAGAAAACCCAAGACAGAAGAAGTTAAACTAATAGAGAAACTTACACCATTAGAGCCTTTAGCATTTGAAGCTCTTAAAAAGGGTTTAGAAAAGGGCGACTTTAAATATGTACAACTATACTACAATTATGTAGCAGGTAAACCAAAAGAAACAAAGGACATACACATAAACGAAGATGTACCTTTATTTATTGATTAATGCAGCTTACCAAAACTTTAGCACTTAACAAACTACGAGAACTACACAAAAGAGTTCGTATAATTAGAGGAGGATCATCAGCAGGTAAAACAATCGGCATCATAGCAATCCTTATAGACTATGCAATAAGACACAAAGGTAAAGAAATAAGCATAGTAGCAGAATCAATACCTCATCTTCGTAGAGGAGCTTTAAAGGACTTTCTTAATATACTTAAAGGTCTGAATAGGTATGATGATAGAAAGTTTAACAAAAGTACCTTAAAATACGAATTCAGTAATGGCAGTTATATAGAGTTCTTTAGTACAGACCAACCAGACAAATTAAGAGGAGCTAGACGTACAGACTTATTTATTAATGAGTGCAATAATGTAGGCTTTGATTCTTACCAACAATTAGCAGTTAGAACTTCAGGCAATATATGGCTTGACTTTAACCCTGCTAACTTATTCTGGGTAGATAAAGAATTAATAGGTCAGCAAGATACGGACTTTATAACACTAACCTACAAAGACAATAACAGCCTACCAGAAACAATAGTAAAAGAAATAGAGAAAGCAAAGACAAAAGCAAAGACCTCAACCTATTGGGCTAATTGGTGGAAAGTGTACGGACTAGGGCAGATAGGTAGTTTAGAGGGTGTATGTATTCCTGATTGGAAACCTATAGACCAAATACCTAATGAAGCTAGATTATTATGTGCAGGTCTTGACTTTGGTTATTCTGTTGATCCATCAACTATCATAAGATTATATAAATGGAATGATGCTTATATCTTTGATGAGGTACTATATCGTAAAGGAATGTTAAACAGAGATTTAAGCTACTTTATAAAATCAAACGACATACGAGAACACATATACGCAGATAGTGCAGAACCTAAATCAATACAAGAATTAAGAAACTACGGACACAAAGTATTCCCTGTAACAAAGGGTAGAGATTCAATAGTCTATGGTATCAACCTAATCAACCAAAACGAAATATACATAACAAGCCATTCTAAAAACTTAATAAGAGAATTACAGGGTTATATATGGGATAAAGACAAAGAGGGTAACAATCTACAAAAACCTACAGGTACACACCCTGATTGTATAGATGCAGCTCGATACGCTTTAATGATGCAATTAGCAAACCCTAATAGAGGTAAGTACACAATACAATAGTTTCTAAAACTTTTTATTTCTGCGTTATACTAATATGAAATTAGAAGTTTATATCCCAGACACATTAAGTGAAATTACTCTAGGACAATATCAAAAGTATTTAAAGATACAATCTCTAAATGAAGATGAGAACTTTTTAGCTATGAAAATGATAGAGATTTTTTGTGGTTTAAGAGGCGATACTATATTAGCTATGAAAGCTAAAAGCATTAGAGATATTACTATAGTATTAACACAAATGTTTGAAGAAAAACCTCAACTTGTAAAAGAGTTTGATATGGGTGGAGTAAGTTATGGTTTTATACCTAATTTACAAGATATGTCTTTTGGAGAGTATATAGATCTTGACACTTTCATAGGCGATATGGAAAATATACATAAAGCTATGGCAGTTCTTTATAGACCTATTAAAGTGAAAGATAAAGACAGGTATCTTATAGAAGATTACAAAGGAGAAGAAACCGATATAATGAAGTCAATGCCAATGGATGCTGTATTAAGTTCTATACTTTTTTTTTATCATTTAGGGATGGACTTATCGAAAGCTATGCTGAACTCTTTGGAGGAGGAGGAAATGAACATAGTGCAACAGCGAATTTTGGAAGAAAGTGGGGGTGGTATCAATCACTTTTTGGACTCTCTCAAGGGGATATTACAAAATTCAAAAATATCACTAAACTAAACGTACACGAATGTTTGTATGCTTTAAGTTTTATGAAAGAAAAAGCAGATTTAGAATCTAAACAAATAAAAAACAAAATTAACAAATGAGCAATCAAGGAGTAAGAGGCTATTACCAAATTACAGATACTATCAAGACAAATCTGTTAGCAGATGAAAATGTCAATACTGTAACAACAGGCGATATAACAGAAATAGACCTTGCAAAACAAACGATATTTCCTTTAGCTCATATTATAGTAAACTCTGTAACAATACAAGAGGCAGTTCTTAACTTTAACATTAGTGTAATGTGTATGGATATAGTTGATGTAAGTAAAGACGAAACTACAGACATATTCGTAGGCAACAATAACGAGCAAGACATTCTGAACACACAATTAGCAGTAGCTAACAAATTAGTAGGGTTATTAAGCAAAGGCACTCTATATCAAAACAAATATCAACTAGACGGAGATGCTTCTTGTGAGTTCTTTTATGAAAGGTTTGAAAATCAATTAGCAGGTGTTGCTTGTACGTTCAATGTATTAATTAGTAATGATATAAACGTATGCAGTTAAAAGAAACCAGAGAAGCCTTAAATAAGTTTGCAAAGTTTGTAATACAACAAGCTAGGACACGACTTACAAAAGGAGTTAAAAAGGGAGGTAAAAGATTTTCCCAAAACGATACAAGAAAACTATACAACAGTTTAGAGTATTTACCTTTTATAGATGGAGATAAGATAGGGGTAAAGTTTTATATGGAAGATTATGGTAAGTTCCAAGACAAAGGTGTTAAAGGTACAAAGTCCAATTATGTAGAAAATAAAAACTCTCCTTTTTCTTATAGGTCTAGTATGCCAAACCCTGCGATATTTGAGGGTTACATAAAAAGAAAGGGTATTAAGGGTAGAGATAAAAAAACAGGAAGATTCATAACAAACAAAACTTTACAATTTTTAATTGCAAGGAGTATATTTCAAAAGGGTATAAAAGCAAGTATGTTTTTTACTAAACCTTTTAATCAAGCATATGAGAAATTACCTCTTGAACTACAAGAGAACTTTGTTAAAGACATAGAAAAAATAATATTCACTAATGGCTAATATATTTTTAAGAAGTCCATACTTTGTAACAATTACTACAGCAAGTCATTTGTCTGCACAAATAGCATTAACAATAGATGGTACTTTACGTTATACAATACTAAAAAACGCTACAAGCAATAGAACAGTATTTGAAATAGCAACACTAGCAAAAGATTATTGGAGTCCAAGCGCAACAGTTTTTGATTCAGTAGCTATATCTTATGTTGTAACAACTTATACAGCAGTAGATGGTGGAGGTACAGCTACAGCACAGGGAGCAGTAACACATACAGGATTCTATGGTTATGGCTTATTTACAGAATCTACTAACCCTGATATTGATGCTACTGATTTTGAATTGACAAACACAGCAGATACTAGAGTTCTTTATTTGCCAGACAATACTGCTAGTTTTGCTTGGGATATGAATAGTGGTACAGCTACTAAAACTACTATAAGCACATCAGACACTAGTAAAGCAGCAGCTTCAGGTAATTATACTTGGAATATAACTAGAATATGTAGTGCAAAATATACTCCGATAAAAATGACATTTATAAATAAGAATGGAGTTGCACAAGAGCATTATTTCTTTTTAAAATCAGTAGAAAGTATTAATACAAAATCTGACAATTACAAACAATCTTTATTTAGACAATCAACAAGTTTATATAGTAGAACTCAACATCAAAAACAAATATTCAATAAGAACGGAAACATAAAATATACACTTAACACAAACTATATGATCGAAGCATATAACGAAGTTATGCAAGATATTTTATTAAGTGAGTATTGTTGGATTGATTTCGGTGGAGTAACATACAGACCTGTTGTTGTAACATCAAGCTCACTAACTTACAAAACATCATTAAACGACAGGCTAATACAATATACACTAGAGGTAGAAGAAGCAAATAGTGTAATTAATAATATACTATAAATGAAGCGTGAGGTACAATTATTTATATCTGATACAAGGGTTGATTTATTCCAAGACGAAACAATAAGTATCACAGATTCAATTCAGAACATATCTGACATTAGCAAAGTATTTACACCTTTTTCTAAATCTTTTAATTTACCTGCATCAGCAACAAATAATAAATTATTTCAACATTATTATAACTTCAACATTCAAGATGGGCTAGATGCTAGGTTTCAGATAGATGCTAGAATAGAAATTAATCTAGTGCCATTTAGAACAGGCAAAATAAGATTAGAGGGTGTTACAATGAAAGACAACAAACCTAATGCCTATAAGATTGTATTTTTTGGAGAGCCATCTAGTTTGAATGATATATTTGGAGAAGAAGATTTAAGCTCCTTAAACCCTTTAACAACTTATGATATAAAAAGTGATACAGTTACAGCAGATGTAGAAAATGGCTTTAAGACAGGTTTGCAAAGCACAGGGGTAAATGCTACAAGCACAGCGAATCGCAATGTAGTAGTTCCTTTAATTAGTGTAGAAAATTATTACACATATGACACACCATCAACAAATAGATTAGATAATGTATTATGGACTAATTTAAGAAAAGATTTAAAACCTGCTATCAAACTAAAAAGAGTTATAGAAGCAATACAAACTCAATACAATGTTACTTTTAATATGACAGATAGTGGGGATATTAAGACTTTTTTTGGAAGTGATATGTTTGATGAACTTTATCTTTGGTTACATAGAGAAAAAACTTCACATACTGCTTTAAACAGCACTACGGAACAATTTGGTATTAATTATACTACTGCTGCAATAAAAAGAACATTAAGTGATTACACTTATATAGGTGGAGGTGGAGATGTAGTGTCAGGAGGTAAACTTACAATTAATGAGGGCGAATCTTATTCGTTAAGATTTAGATTTATTGCTAATGCTTCTAATGCACCTATTGAAATTATATCAAGAGATAAAACAACAAACGAATTGTTAGGAGTTCAAAACAGAACATCCTCTACAAGTGCTATGACAGTACCTTTTATTGATCTAACAAGTGGAAATTTATCTTCAAGAGTATTTGACCCAGAAATAAGATTTAACAATAACACAAGTCAATTTATAACATTTTCAGCGCAAAGTTCTTATCCATCAGCATTTGGTTTAGAAATAGATAAAACTGTTAATGGTGTTACAACTCAACATTTTTACGGAAATAGTGCCTTTCAATTATCAGGTATGGTTTTTATACAAGATTATTTGCCAAAAATGAAAGTGATTGATTTTTTATCAGGTTTGTTTAAAATGTTTAATCTAGTAGCTTATAAAAATCTTGGAGATGATACAATCTATGTAGAAACTTTTGACGATTATATGACTAAAGGTACAGTAAGAGATATTTCAGAATATATTGATATTTCTTCTTCTACAATAGATAGACCTGTTCCTTACAATCAAGTAAATTTTAAATATTCAAAACCTGTTACTCAAACAAGTTTAAGATTTATAAATAATTTTAGTCAAGTTTTTGGAGATTTAAATTATTCTGCACCTGAAAAATATGATGGTCAAGCATTTAACTTGGAAGTGCCATTTGAAAAAACTGTCTTAATAAATTTAGAAAACAATGCAGGTCAAGAAACAAATAATATAGAAGCGTGGTGGGTAGATTCAGGTGATAAAACAGCTTTAGGAAAACCGTATATATTTTTTAACAGAGTTGTTGATTCTAGCAGTAACACAGTAACATCTTCTAATTTTACAAGTTATAATGCTCCATCTAACGTATCATCAGATGAAAACCATAGTTTAAACTTTGGTGCTGAATATGATGAGTTTAATAAAGACATAAATAGAAATAGTTTGTTTGAAAGATTTTACAAAAACTATATAGTACAAACATTTAATCAAAATGGTAGAATTATCAAAGTGTCTGCACAACTTCCAATTAGTTTTATATTGAATTATGAGCTTTACGACATTATACAAATAAACGGACAAAAATATTATATAAATAGTTTAAAAATAAATCTAGCAACAGGCAGGTCAGAATTAGAATTAATAGTAAAAACATCAACATATACAAATAGCGTATTAACATAATGATAAAGAATATATTAGAGATGCTCACTTATGTAGAAGGAGGATCAGAACTTATAGACATAGCAAAGGGTAAATACAAATACCCAGAAAGCATAAAAGAAGTGTATAACAACTTTAAAAAAGACGTATGGCAAAAGTAATTGAAGCAGAATTAAAATTAAAATATAAAGAAGCTGTCAAGAACTTGGATGAAATGCAAAAAGAATACTCCAAGTTAGAAAAGCAGATTGACGACACAAACAAAACAGCAAAAAAATCTGAAAAGGGTTTAACAGGTTTAAGTAAAGGTTTTAAAAGTATTGGTACTGCATTTAAAGCAGCAGGTATAGGATTAGTAGTTTCTTTATTTGCAGCATTAGCAGCAGCATTAGCTAAAAACCAAAAAGTAATGGATGCAGTTGCAGTAGTTACAGGCACAATATCACAAGTATTTACAGCAGTAGGCAACGTACTAGTTACTGTGTATGAAAATGTTACACAAGCTACAGAAAACTTTGATGCTTTAGGTAGAGTAGTTGGTAATGTTTTTAAAATAGCTTTAGCACCATTCAAATTACTTATTGATGGTTTGGCATTAACTTTTTATTCAGCACAATTAGCTTGGGAACAATCTTTCTTTGGTAGTGGAGATACAGAAAAAATTGCAGCATTAAACGAAAAAATAGGCGAAACAAAACAAAGTTTAGAAGATACTGTAGAGGGTGTAAAAGAAGCAGGATCAGCTATTGTTAAAGATTTTGGAGAAGCAGTAGATGAGGTTTCTAATATTGGCAAACAAGTAGTTGATGGGTTAAGTGATATTAGTGTTAAAGCAATAGCAGAAAATGTTAAGGCAAACGAACAACTTAAAAAAGCAGCAGCCGAAGCAAGAATAGTAAATCAAGGTTTAATAGAGCAGTACGACAGACAAGCCGAACAACAAAGGCAAATAAGAGATAATGATTTAAAAAGTATTGATGATAGAATAGCTGCTAATGATAATTTAAAAGCTACACTTGAAGAACAAGAAAAATCAATGTTAGCAAATGCTGACTTGATGATACAACAGGCAGAGTTACAATTTAAGTTATCAGGTCTTGAAGAAGATAGGTTAGCATTATTAGAAGCAAGAAACGAGAAGAAAGCAATAGAAGCACAAATAGAGGGCTTTATGTCAGAGCAAGAATCTAACAGAGTTGCATTATTAAAAGAGAAAATGGAATTAGAGTTGTCTAATGATGAAGCTACTGCATTAAGGCAATCAGAAGAAAGAAACTTCAATGCAGAGATGGAAGAAAGCGAAGTTCGTAGAATACAAATGATGTTAGATAATCTTGAAATAGAAAGAGGCGTTGAAGAAGAAAGATTAAGAATTAAAAGAGATTCATACGAGGAGGGTACACAAGCATTTATAGATGCAAACAACGAACTTTTAGATTTTCAACAAGAAAGTGCAAACACGCAAGAAAAACTTGAACAAGATTTAGATAAGGGCAAAAAGAGTAGAATGAAAAAAATGATGGGTGATATAGTTTCTATTGTTGGTGCTAATAGTAAGTTTGGTAAAGCTGTTGCTATAGCAGGTGCAATTCAAGACACTTATGCAGGTGCTTCTAAAGCATTAAAACAGGGGGGTATATTTGGTTTTGTTGGAGCAGCAGCAGTAATAGCAGCAGGTTTAAAGAATGTAAAACAAATTGCAGGAACTAAATCTCCGAAACCTCCATCAGGATTGGGTGCAAGAGATACAGGCGATAGTCCAACATCTGTACCATCAGCATCAACAGCAGTATCTTTACCTCCACAATTTGACACAGTAGGTGCTAGTGGTGTAAATCAATTAGCAGATGCTCTAGGTAATCAAGCACCTGTACAAGCATTTGTTGTAAGTGGAGATGTAACAACTGCACAAGAACTTGACAGAAATATTATTCAAGGAGCAAGTATAGGATAAACAAAAAATTAATTTAATACGTTATAATAATATGAGAATCGTAGAACTTATTTTGGGAGATGATGAACTAACAGGAATCGAAGCTATTTCAGTTGTTGAAAACCCAGCAATAGAAGAAGATTTTATAGCACTAAAAAGCGAGGAAATAAAACTTGCAGAGGTAGATAAAGAAAAGCGTATCTTAATGGGTGCTTTACTTATTCCTAATAAACCTATCTACAGAAAAAAAGGAGAAGAAGAATATTACATATATTTCTCAAAAGATACAGTAGAAAAAGCATCACAGCTTTATTTAATGAATGGTAATCAATCAAAAGCTACATTAGAACACCAACACACGATCAACGGACTAACATTAGTAGAATCTTGGTTAGTAGAAGATGAGGTACACGATAAATCACGCAAGTACGGATTAAATGTTCCTGTAGGTACTTGGATGGGTGCTGTTAAGGTAAACAACGAGGAAATCTGGAACAACTTTGTTAAAACAGGCAAGGTTAAAGGTTTCTCAATAGAGGGTTACTTTGCAGACAAGATGGAAAGACCTAAAGAGCCTGTAAACGACTTTGCAGACATAGAAGAAGCTGAAGCAAGTGAAATGCTATCAGTAATAAGGTCTATAATAAAAGAGGACAAGCGTTTAAAGGGTGGTAAGAGGCGAGAACTAGAATCATATAGCGATTACCCAGATGCCTTAAAAAACAACGCTAAAAGAGGTATAGAATTAAACGGAAAAGTAAACAACAAATGTGCTACACAAGTTGGAAAAGTCAGAGCAAGTCAATTAGCTCAAGGAAAACCGATTTCAAAAGAAACAATTAAGAGAATGTACTCTTATTTAAGCAGAGCGCAAGAATATTATGATGAGGGAGATACAAAAGCGTGTGGTACTATTTCTTATTTATTATGGGGTGGTAAAGCAGGGTTAAGATGGTCAGAATCTAAACTAAAAGAATTAGGCGAAATAGAATTAGCTTCTGTAATAGTAAGCGATGATCTAGCTATTATAGATGATAGATTAGCATACGCAACAAAAGAGTTAGCAATACAAGCAGCAAAAGATATAGGATGTGATAAATACCACGAACACGAGTTTGAGGGTAAAACTTGGTATATGCCTTGTGAACAACACAAACTAGAAAAACCTTGTCAAGCAGGTTACAGACAATACGGAATGAAAATCAAAAATGGTAGAAAAGTACCTAATTGTGTTCCTATTAAGTAATGCCAAGAAAAGTAATAAGTGTTTACGTTAAACCAAAGAAAAAATCACATCCACACAGCAAAAATGCGAGTGTAGGACAAAATAAATATAAAAAACCATATAAAGGTCAAGGAAGATGAGTAAAAGAATTAGTAAAATGCTATTTAGCAAAGAAAGAGTAGAGTTAGGTTTAGTAGATGATTTTGAATCTGAATTTGAAAAAACTGTAAATAATGATTTAAAAATAGGACAAACTTTAATATCAGCTTTAGGTAAAGCAGAGACTAAATATAAAGCAATTATAAATGACTATGAATCTGTTATTAAGATAGCTGAACAAGCAGAATCGGCAGCTAAAGATTTAGGTGTAGATTTACCTAACACTTTTAAAAATAAAATAGCATCGAGTAAAGAGGGAGTAAATGAAGCACAAAATATAATAAATAAAATAAATCAATTATATAGTTTGTTTTAAGATATGAAAAAATTTGAAACACCAAGTAAGACAAGTCCAAGAGGAGGGCGTAGAGGTTGTTTATGTAAAGACGAAACCTATTCAGTAAAATGCTGTAAGGGTAATATAATAAATCAAGGAATCGGTAAAATATAAGTTATGAAAAAACAAGCAATGGCTAAAATAGTCGAAATAAACAAACAAGAACTGTCTACTCAAAAGGTAGAGTTAGGTATATTTAATGATATAGAAAAACTTAAAGATAAAGTAGTTGCTGCAAGTACAAGAGCAGATAAAAGTATTTTAAATGCTCTTTCTGATTTGGCTGATACTACAGCAGGTTTAGAACAAGCTATAAAAATAACAGAAGAAGGTAAGCAAAAAGCAAAAGAGCTTGGTGTTGATGAATTAGTAAAACGAGCTGATAAAATAAGCGCAGAATTCAATAGACTTTTAAAAATACATCAAAAAAACATATCAGATTTACGCAGCATTAGAAATAATATAAATTAAATATAGTGAATTAGTAAAATATAAAGTTATGAGAAAAAAAGCGATGAGAAATGTGTCAATAATGACAAAACTATCTACAGAAAAAGTTGAGTTATCTTTAGTAAGTGATTTAGATAAGTTATACAAAAAAATAAAAAAAGAGGGAGATTATATAGAAAGTTCAATAAGCAAAGTAGTAAACACTTTAGATGGTAGAATTGGTGGTTATGTAGAAAGTACATTAGGAGATGTAGAGCAATCAAAAAAAATAGTTAATGAGTTAATAAAAGCTACTAAAGATTTAGGAGTAGATATACCAAGTAACGCTAAAACTGCAATAAGTCAAATAAATGCTTATGAAAGTTCTCTTAATAATGCTAAAAGTGCAATTACAAAAGCAGCAGACACATTATTAGGAGCAATATAAACAAAAATGCAAATATAAATTTTAACACGTTATAGTAATATGAAATCAACAGAAATCTTAAACAAAATCAAAACTTTTTTAGGAGATGAAAAAATTGAGCAGGTTGAGGAAACTCAAGTTGAAGAAACTCAATTAGAAGAAACTTCTGAAGAAGTCAAGTTAGCACAAGCTAAACTTGAAAACGGAACAGTTTTAGAAGCAGAGGCTTTTGAAGCAGGAAACGAAATCTTTATTGTATCTGATGATGAAAAAGTAGCAGTACCAACAGGGGAATACCTAATGGAAGATGGTAGAATGCTAGTTATTTCAGAGGAGGGTATTATAGGCGAAATTAAGGAAGCAGGAGAAGCAGAAGAACCTACTGTAGAGGAGGAAGATGCAATCGATGCTTCTGAAGAATTAGCTGAAGAAGAAGAAAATATGTATGTTTCTAAAGAGGAATTTAAATCTGCCGTTGAGGAAATCAAAGGTATGATTAAAGAGCTAAAGGATGAAAAAGAAGAAATGGCACAAGTAGAGGAGCAAGTAAAACAAGAGTTAAGTGAAACTCCTGCTGTAGAGCCAATCTCTCACAACCCTGAAGCTAAAGAACAATTTAAAGTAAGATTCGGAAATAACAGAAAAGAAACTGCTTTAGATAGAGTAATGAAAAAATTAACCAATAATTAAAATTAAGTAAAATGCCAAATCCAACAATTACAGCAAGTAGTTATGCAGGTGAATTTGCAGGTAAATATATCGCTGCGAGTTTATTAACAGCTAAAACATTAGATGATGCTGCGATAACTATTTTGCCAAACATTAAGTACAAAGCTGCTATGAAAGTAGGGGCTTTCTCAAATTTAGTAAGAAGTGCTGACTGTGATTTTGATGCAACAACATCAGGTCTTACACTTACTGAAAAAGTATTAACACCAACTGAATTACAGGTAAACCTTCAGATTTGTAAAAAAGAATTACACGCTGATTGGGAAGCTGCTCAAATGGGATATAGTGCTTTTGATAATTTACCTCCATTATTCTCTGACTTTGTTATTGCAAGAGTAGCAGCAGAGGTTGCAAGTGCAACTGAAACTTCTATCTGGCAAGGTGCATCAGGAGAGGGTAACTTTGACGGTTTAAGAACTTTAGCAGTAGCAGATTCAACTGTTAGTGATATTTCAGGTACAACTGTAACTTCAGCTAACGTAGTTTCTGAAATGGGTAAAGTTATTGATGCTATTCCTAGTGGAGTTTATGGTGCAGATGATTTATACCTATATGTATCACAAAACATATTTAAAGCTTATGTAAGAGCTTTAGGTGGTTTTGCTGCAACTAACTCTGGTGTAGATGCACAATCACATATGTGGTATCAGGGTGGTGCAGTATCATTTGACGGAGTAAATATGTACCCAACAAGTGGACTGCCTAACAACTGTGCAATCGCAGCAAGGTCAAGCAACCTTTTCTTCGGCACAGGATTACTAGACGACAGAAATGTTGTTAAAGTAATTGACATGGCTGACCTTGACGGTAGTGACAATGTTAGAGTAGTAATGAGATATACAGCAGGGGTGCAAATCGGTATCGGTGCTGATTGTGTTCTTTACGACCCAGCAGTATAATAAATAAATTAAATTAACATATAAAGGGGTGGGTGGTATTCTGCCTACCCTTTTTTAATACCAATAAAATTATGGCTTGTATATTAACAAAAGGAAGAGCGTTACCTTGCAAATCAGGAGTAGGTGGCTTAAAAGCGGTTTACTTTGTGGACTTCGGTGGTCTTGGTGCTTTAACTCAATCAGGTGGAGAAGTATCTGGTTTTGGTGGAAGTCCAACACTTATGAAGTTTGATATTAAAGGGAACTCAACGCTTGATACCACTGTTACCTCGTCAAGAGAAAACGGAACTACATTCTATGAATCGAGTTTAGTAATGAACTTGACATTCCAAGAAAAAGCAACATCAGAAGAAATTAAATTATTAGCAGTAGCAAGACCACAAATCATTGTAGCTGATTATAATGGTAATTTCTTTTTACTAGGTGAAAATAATGGCTGTGAACTAACCACTGGTACGTTTAGTAACGGTGCAGCAATGGGAGATATGTTTGGTTACTCGTTAACTTTTACGACAACTGAACAAAACCCACCATTATTTGTGCAGAAATCTGTAATAGACGGTGCAACAGAGGGTACTCAAATCACACCTAATTAAAATTAATTTCTTATATTTACATAAGTTTTCATAAGGATTAGTTTTTAATTCTAAAAAGGGGGAGTTTTTAACTCCTCTTTTTTTATACACAAAATTCAAACTTTGTGCGTTATATAAGTATGATACACTTAACCACTACTGCTTCAGCACAAACTATGAAAATAATTCCTAGAAGTTATGCTAGTACAGTTAGTATGATTTTGAAAGATGATTCAACTAATACCTCAACAACATACGGAAGCATAAGCACCTCAACAGACAAGAATTATCTAGTTATAGCACAGGCATTAAGTCCTGTATTAGTAGAGGGTAGGTTTTATGATATGACAGTAAAAGAGGGAACAAGTGTAATATATAAAGACAAGATATTTTGTACTAATCAAACTATTAATCAAGCTAATAATGATTATTACACCGTTAATAGTGGAGAATATACTACTCCAACAGGAGATGATAAGTACGATAATGATTATATAATAATATGAAAAATAAATCTGATTTAAGCATTGTTAATTTAAGCACCTATACTTCACCTGCTGTTAAAGAGGTAGGAAACAAACAATGGGTGTCTTATGGTGACGATAATAATTACTTTCAGTATCTAATTGACCGATACAATGGAAGTCCAACTAATTCAGCGGTAATAAATGGAATTAGTGAGATGATATTTGGCAAAGGTTTAGATGCAACTAATTCAAATTCAAAACCGAATGAATATGCTCAAATGATGAGTTTATTTAACAAAAGTTGTATTAGAAAACTGTGTTATGATTTAAAATTAATGGGTCAGTGTGCTATACAAATAATTTATTCTAAAGACAGAACTAAGATTGTACAAATAGAACATATACCGATTGAAACTTTAAGAGCAGAAAAATGTAATGACAAAGGAGAAATCGAAGCTTATTACTATTCAAGCGATTGGCAAAAATATAATAAAAGTAATCAAATAAAGAGAATACCTGCATTTGGATTCTCGAAAGAGGGTTTAGAAATAATGTATATTAAACCTTATAGAGCAGGTTTTAAATACTATTCACCAGTAGATTATCAAGGTGGAACTCAATATGCAGAATTAGAGGAGGAGATTTCCAACTACCATTTAAATAACATATTAAACGGTCTAGCACCGAGTATGTTAATAAACTTCAACAATGGTACTCCAGACCCAGAGCAAAGAGAAATGATAGAAAGACGTATCTACGAGAAATTTTCGGGCAGTTCCAATGCGGGTAAATTTATACTTGCTTTTAATGACAATCCTGAAACTTCTGCTAGTATAGACCCAATTCAATTAAGTGATGCACATAATCAATATCAGTTTTTAAGTGATGAGAGCAGTAAGAAAATCATGGTATCGCACAGGGTTGTAAGTCCAATGTTATTTGGTATAAAAGATAATACAGGGCTTGGTAACAATGCAGATGAATTAAAAACAGCTTCTATATTATTTGATAACCTTGTAATTAAGGGCTTTCAGAATCTTTTAATAGAGGGCTTTGACCAGATACTAGCATACAATGAGATATCCTTGCATTTGTACTTTAAAACGCTTCAGCCATTAGAATTTACAGAACTTGATAATGTTGTAGATGCAGAAACAAGGGAAGAAGAAACAGGAGTAAAGCTAAGTAAGGAATCTAATAAACTATTAGAAGAATTTATTGGTAAAGGTCAAGATGAATCAGAATTATTAGGTGAGTATAATTTAATTGATGAAATGGACGTTGATTATGATTTGGAAGATGAATTAGATAAAAAGATTGAAGAATTAAATAATGAAGTAAAATTAGCGTCAGTAGCTAAAGCAACTCCATATCAAGAAAGTGTACAAGACGGTAAAAGTTACAAAGCAGATAAACAAGATATAACATTTCTAGTAAGATACATGTACACAGCCTACTCAAACTCTTATAAAACTGAAAGGGGTAGGTCAAGGGAATTTTGTATTAAGATGATGAGGGCTAATAAGGTTTACAGAAAAGAAGATATTATTGCTTTAGATAATATAGCAGTAAACCCTGGCTTTGGGCAAAATGGGAATGATACTTATTCAGTATGGCTCTACAAAGGCGGCGCAAGATGCAGTCATCGTTGGACTAGAAAAATATATGCAAGAAAAGACGGAGATAAAGGTTTAGGAGATACAATAAGCACAACAAGGGCAAGAAAAGAGGGGTTTAACCCAGCTTCAAATGAAGCGAGTGTATCAATAGCACCAAGAAACATGACGTATGCAGGTTATACTGCATCATATTGGAACAAAATGGGATTTACTAATTAATTATGGCAACAGTTTTATTTATATCGAGAACAGATTTAGTTAAGAATAGTATTATTGACGGTAACGTTGATACTGACCGCTTTATACAATTTATAAAGGTGGCGCAAGAGATAGAAATACGAAATTATCTAGGAACGAAGTTATATGATAAGATAGGTTCTGATATTTCAGGAAGTGGTTTAAGTGGTGATTATGAAACATTAGTTAAAACATACGTACAGCCCATGCTAATCTGGTACGCACAAGCAGAGTATATCCCGTATGCTGCATACCAAATTAAAAACGGTGGAGTGATGAAACATATCAGCGAAAACGCAGAGGGAGTTTCAAAAAATGAGGTAGATTATTTAGTTGGTAAAGCAAGAGATACTGCTGAATATTATACACAGAGGTTTTTAGATTACATAAATAATAACAGTAATTTATTTCCAGAGTATAATCAAAACACAGGTGGTGACGTTTATCCAGACAGTGATGCACTTTTTAATGGTTGGGTGCTGTGATATATAAACCTAAAAATAAAAATATAGTAAAATTAAAAAAATATTTAAATATGAATTGGCAACAAAACAACAGTTTAAATTTAGAAATAATATATAAAAATAAATAGTTATGGCTTTTGGTAAAATTTATGATAGTACATACTTTGGCTCACCTAATGAGAATGGTTGGGGTGGTATATACTTTGATTTAACAGAATTAGAAGTTTTATCAGAGGGCGGACTATATTTGATAACAGAAGATAATAACAGAATAATTTTAGAATAAAATGGCAAACAAAAAATTTAGCGAATTTACATTAAAAACCTCCACTTCTAATGTAGATTTTTTAGTAGGTTACGACGGTTCGGACAATGTAAGAATTGCACCTAGCAACGTAGGTGGGGGCGCAACATCATTGAATGGTTTAAGTGATGTATTAATAGACGGTACATCAAACTATTTTGTAAACATTCCTAGTGGATTAAGTAGCAACCCAGCAGATAACACTGTTATCGGTAATGGTGCAGGAAACGCATTAACAACAGGTTCAAGTAATACTTTTGTAGGACACGATGCAGGTGCAGGAGTATCAGGAGATGAAGATAACGTGGCGATAGGAGAGGGTGCTTTTTCTTCTTCAAATGTATTTAAAGGAGTAGCAGTCGGCTATCACGCAGGAAAAAATAATAACGGAAATCGTAATGTATTTATAGGAGAAAATACAGGTTATAATACAAGTTCCAGTAATAACACATCAGTAGGTAATAATGCAGGTAGAAGTGTTACAGCAAGTGACCATACATCAATAGGGTATCAAGCAGGTTACTCAAATACGTCAGGTAGTGAAAATACAAACGTAGGACACGCTTCAGGTTACTCAAATACAACATCATCACATAGGACATCAATAGGGTATTATGCTAACCAATATATTACAGGTAATCAAAATACTGCTGTTGGCTCTTATGCTTTAAGGGGGGTTAGTGGTAGTTCAACAGGACAATATAACACAGCAGTAGGATATACAGCAGGTGAGGATATGACAACAGGAACAACTAATACTCTAGTAGGTTGGGGTGCAGGTAAAGATATTACAACAGGAAGTAATAATTCTTGTATTGGTAATGGTTCTGCACCAAGTGCAAATGATGCTACAAATGAAATTACTTTAGGAAATTCATCTATTACTGCAATTAGAGCGCAAGTTCAAACAATCTCTGCATTATCAGATGAAAGAGATAAAACAAATATTCAAGATTCTAATTATGGTTTGGATTTTATAAACTCTTTAAAACCTGTAACGTTTGATTGGAATATGAGAGACGGTGCTAAAGTAGGTGAAAAAGATTTAGGGTTTATTGCACAAGATTTACAAAAAGTTGATGATGAAAACTTACAATTAGTTTATAGCAATAATCCTGATAGATTAGAAGCTAGTTACGGAAGATTAATACCTGTACTAGTTAAAGCGATACAAGAGTTAAAATCAGAAATAGAAAATTGTCAAAACTGTAAAAATAATTAAAAATGTATAGAAATTCAGTAACATCAGATAATACACCTGATACGCATAAAGAAATAATTAAATCACAAATAGATAGTCAGATTGCACAAGCAGCAGCAGATGAAAATTTAGAAGCTATAAAAGAACATTTTAAATGGGTTTTAGCTAATGATTTTTATAAGAATGAGTTAAGCGCAGAGCAAATTAGTTCTATGGAATCTTATTTACCTGCTGATTATGCGAATGATTATCAAGATTTACCAAGTTAATTTACTAACTTTATATAAGTAAAATTATATAGAATGAAATTAACAAAAGAGCAAATTGAAAGAATAAATCAAGTTATTAATAATATGCCTATTGCTGTATTAGCACAAGCACAGGAGATTGTAAAAATCTTAAACGAAAGTGTAAAGGCAGAAAAAAACGAACAAGATGAAATATAAATTCAAAACAAGAGAAGATTTAATCGCTATGTATAATAGCATACAAACTCCACATTCTCATGGTATCGTATTAGACGGTAATTGCATGATAATAGAATGGGACGGAAAGGCGCCAGAGGGTTGGAGTAAATATGAAGCAACAGAAAAAAAAACTAAGAAATAATGGCTAAAATAGGAGAGGACACTAATGTAACTTTAGATTTAAAAACTATTGGTATTATAATTACAGGCGCAGTAGCAATAGCAACAACGTATATTACTTTGTCTGCTAGTGTGTCAAACAATACAGAAAGTATAGAATCTTTAGAAACTAATAGTGTAAATCCTATTGAATTTGAGTATAAAGATACTTTAGTGCGAGAAACCATAAAACGTATTGAAGAAAAACAAGAAACAATGAATGAAGATGTAAGCGAAATTAAAGAGCAATTAGATAAGATTGATGAACGCTTATATCAAATCAGTAAAAACAGATAATGAGATGTGTAATAGCCCTGTGTGCATTTTTTGTAACGGTTGTTTGTAATTCACAAAATAAAGATGATATAACAGTAATCAATTATACTGCTAAGTTTGTTGAGGAAATATCATTAAAACAATTCAAAGATTACAACCTACAAACCTATTTCATGGGTGAACATTCTAAAATGTTTGCTAAAGAAAAGGTAAAATATTTACCTACAATAATTCTATACAATAACGGAGAGGAAGTTCTAAAAATTGAAAGTGGTATAGATTTAAAGTTGCCTGAAAATTGGCAAGATACTCTCTCTGAAGAAATCGAAATATTACTCCAAGATAAATTTTAACTATGAAAAAACTACTAACTATAATCCTGTTATTGTTTGCAACTACATTGTTTTCACAAGTAATAGGAGAGCCAAGCAAGAAAGAAGATAAAATTGTAAGAAAATACAAATTCAAAACATTCTTCAAAGATATATTTAAATATTCAACTCCTTATGTAAGTTATTCAGAAACTAACAGTTTACAGGGCAGACAGACGTTTTATGTAACTCAATCAAGTGAATTAATTGAAACAACAGTTAAAAACCCTAATAACTTTGCATTTAACTTTGGTATCAGAAAGATAGCAAGATTTTCTTATGAAGATAGGGTTAATTGGTATGACGGAAATGAATCAAGAAGCGTTACACAAAATTCAAACGTAGGAAACGTAGACGGACTAGAATATTTATTTAACATATCAAATGGTAGGCAACAAAGTAGAGAGTTTACTAATAAGCAATTCTTTGTGAGATACGTAGGCAAAAACTATATATTAAAAGCAGAACACTTAAAAAACGATATTGTAGATATTGAATATAGTTCGTTAGACGCACGATTAAAACTTCCGATAGGTAAAAGGCTTAATTTAAGTTTTGGTGCAATAGCGCGTACTAATCCTGTTGCTTATGGGCATAATCCAATACAAAACTACCTCGAAGATAACGCTTGGTGGACTTTAAGCTATGATTACGCTAATCACACAGACCAAGTATATGAAATGATTGACCCATTTACTGGCGCATCTTTAGGTTATGATTATTTATGGTATGACCAGAATGGTATGTTAATTAGTTCATCAGATGAAGATTATAGAAGATTGCACTTCGGAAATGTAGTAAATAGATATAACAATGAAGAACTGGCAAAGATAGGCGACTTTACCTATTTATCTGGTGTCATGGGTTTAGATTATTATTTCTACCGAAAAAATGTTTGGATTCACGCTTTCGCAAATGCTTTAAGTTATCACAAACTTTTAGAGGGTGATGAAAGATATTCTTATGATAATTTTATAGGAGATGATAAATGGGTAGATATACAAAGTGGGATTATCTTTGGTTTTAGAATCAATAAATGGTTTGGCTTATTTTCAGAATATAACTATCAATCATATTGGGGAAGAGAGATACAAGAAATTAAAACTGGTATAAACATCAAATTCTAATAAATGCGAATTAGCAAACATATTTCTTATAAAGAAGCAGTACACAGCGCAACAGCAAAGCGTAGAGGAATAGATAACACACCAAACGAAGAACAGTTATACAATATGGCAAAAGTAGCCCATAATATATTTGAGCCTCTTAGATTGTATGTAGGTGGTGCTATAAAGATTACCTCTTTTTTTAGAAGTCAAGAGCTTAACGCTGCAATAGGTGGTGCATATAAATTAGTTGACGGAAAAAAAATTCAGACAAGCCAACATTGTAAAGGACAAGCTATTGATATTGATGATGTTTTTGGTCATAAAACTAACTATGAGATGTTTGAATACATAAGAGAGAATTTAGATTTTGACCAATTAATATACGAGTTTGGAAATAATGACAATCCTGACTGGGTGCATTGTTCTTATCTTTCGAAGAAAGAAAATCGCAACAGAGTTTTAAGAGCGATTAGAGAAAATGGTAAAACAAGATACGAATTATACTAATGGATTTTTCAATAATATTATTATTACCCAATGGAGTTAATTTAGGTTTTAATTATTTTCCAGCAAATGAAGAATTTAATTATGAAGAACTAAATATATATTTATTATTAATACAACTTAAATGGAGATTTCATTATGAGTAAAAAGAAATTTAAAGAAACTACAATTGGCAAACTTTTATTAGGTGCTACAAGTGTAATCAATCCGACATTAGGTAATGTGTTACAAGGTGTTACAAGTCCGCAAGAAGCGATTGCAGAAATAACTAAGTCAGATGCACCACAAGAAGATAAGATAAAACTTCAACAACTAATATACGACCAACAAAGTAAAGAGATACAAGCTATAACATCTAGGTGGGAAGCAGATAGTATGTCAGATTCTTGGTTAAGTAAAAATGTAAGACCGTTAGTATTGGTTTGGTGTATTTGTATTTTTTCTTTAGCAGGTATTTTAGATAGTATAGAAAGCGTACCTTTTCACATTAACGACACATGGAATGATACTTTTGAAAAAGTTATGATGGCAGTAGTGTTAGCATACTTTGGTGGTCGCACAACAGAAAAAGCAACAAGTTTATTTAAGAAATAGCCCTATATATAATTTATATATATAACTAATATATATAGTTGTTTACTAATATATACTATATATATATATATAAAATATAAAAAAATTTACTAAATTTAAAATATGAGAAAAATAACTCGTAAAGGATTAGTAAAAAAATTAGATAAAGTTTTTAGTTTATATATAAGACAAAGATATAAGGATAATGAAATTGTGCAGTGCGTAACTTGTGGAACTAGAAAACATTGGAAAGAAGTTGATGCAGGACACTTTGTATCGAGAAAACATTATGCTACTAGGTGGAGTTCTGAAAACGTACATGTGCAGTGCAAGTATTGTAACGGTTTTAAAGCTGGTCAAAATTATTTAATGGGTAAATATATTGATAGAACTTATGGTGAGGGTAAAGCTGATGAACTTATACAAGAATCTAGACAAATTAAGAAATTTAGTAATGAAGATTTAAAAGAAATGATTGAATATTATAAAGAATTAATATAAAATTACTATATTAGTTATATAGTTTTTTTTCCGACATAATCTAGTTTTGTAAGGGGGTAATTAATTTTACCCTCTTTTTTTTTGTTATATTAAAAACTTTTTGTAATTTCAATTAAAATTAATAAAAACAAAACATTATGAAAACACTTATAGACGAATTAGTAATATTAAATGACTGTGTAGAAACAGGCACTTTCGCTTGGCGTTCAGAACTAGATAAAAATTTTAAGCCAATGGTTTGGAATAAAACCTTTGAATGTTGGACTAAAGATTATACAGGAATTTTAAATAACTAAAATGAGAACAAATTATTCAAGTCAAACTTACGATACTGTAATAACAGAATTACATTACAAAATCGAATCATTATTAAATAAAATAAATCAATTACAAAAACAATTAAATTATTATGAAAGGAAAAATTAAATACATTCAAGAAAGAGGAGAATGGTCAAATAATCAAGGTACATTCAATAAGTATCAAGTTAGTTTTGATGACGGAAAAAGTTATCAATTTTTGGCTAAAGGCTCTTTTAAAAAGGGTATTGGAGACTTTGTCGAGTACGAGGTGACCAATGAGAAATATGGAACTGCTAAACTTATTTATACTCAACCAGCAGTAGCACCAAATAAAGACCAACTAATTATTAGGCAGTCAATGGTTAAGGCAGCATGCGATTTTCATGCAAATAGATTGTCAAGCACAATTGATGTTGTTTTGCAAGATGCAGAAAAATTAATTAACTTTATAAACAAATAGTCATGGTAATAGATAATGAAACATTTTATAGTTATAGACAGAAAGATAAAGAAATAAAAATTGCGATTAGATTATTAATTGATAATAATTATAAAGTTATTGATTTGGAAAATCAGTTGATACATAGTGGCAATGTTGATAAACGAACTTATAGTAGAGTAGCAAAACAAAATAGAGTATATATAAATAAATAACAATGAAAAAAATGAGTTTAACAGGAAAAATAAAAAAAATCACAGAAGTAGAAGAAAGAGGTAATTTCAGATTTAGAAAATTAATTTTAGAAACAACAGACAAATACCCACAAGTAGTTGCAGTAGATTTTACACAAAATAATTGCGGATTGCTTGACGATTCAATTTGTAAAGTGGGCAATAGTGTAGAGGTGTTTTATAATGTAAGAGGTAGAGAATGGACTAATGCAAAAAACGAAGTTCTATACTTTACTACTTTAAATGGGTGGAGAGTTAGAGAGTATAAAGAAGAGGTCTCCACATACGACCAAGCACCAGACAGAGAAGATGATTTACCATTTTAATTAAATTTAAAATTATAGAGGGGGTTTCGTACCCCCTTTTTTTATGCTAATAAACTATTCAGAACATATAAACAAACTAAACGACTTCCGAAAGGGTAAAGTTCGTGAAGCTTTAAAGCTAGGACATAAAGAGATTGATACTAGTTTTAGGTTTGTTGCAGGTAATATGAATTTTATTTTAGGGCATAACAACGTAGGTAAAACACATTTTACATTTTATTTAATGCTGTTGTATAGTTTGAAACATAAAATTAAATGGCTTGTTTTTTCTTCAGAAAACGACCCAGTACAACTAATAAAAAAATTAATTGAATTTATAGAGGGCAAACCGATAAACAAAATAGAGGAAAAAGATTATGAACAGTCAAAAGATTTTGTATATAATCATTTTAAGTTTGTTGATATTAATAGACAATATACTTACAAACAGATATTAGATTTAGCAGAAAAAGTCAAAGATGCTTGGGATTATGACGGTTTGCTTATTGACCCTATAAACTCTCTAAAAAAAGATTTAAGAAACACAAACGGTTATGAATATAATTATGTACAGCTTACTGATATTAGAATCTTTTGTAAAACACATAACATATCTACATGGATATGCGCGCATGCAGTGACCGAAGCATTAAGGAGAAAACATGGTGCTAATCACGAATACGGTGGTATGACCCCACCCCCTACAATAGGAGATAGCGAGGGTGGCGCTGTAAACGGAAATCGCTGTGATGATTTCTTAATAGTCCATAGATACATAGCAAGTCCAGATGCTTGGGTTTATACTAGATTATATGTTGCAAAGGTAAAAGAAATGAGTTTAGGATATAAACCGACAAGTCATGAATCGCCCATATTATTTAAGTCAATATTAAATAATGTAGGGTTTACTGTTGGTGGTAAAAATTTAATAAAATATAAAACTAAAAAACAATTAAAGATTGACAACGCTTGAGAAATTAGCTACAAAGCATAAAGACTGGGTTAGAATTGTGCAGAGTTTTGGGTGCAAAGGTTATTTGTGTGAAGATGTTGTGCAACAAGCGTATTTAAAAATTAATACATTACTTAATAAAGGATTAAATATAAATTATGAAGATGATATCAATTATTTTTACATGTATCGTACATTAAAATCTTTATATTTTGATTTGTGTCGCAAAGAAGCGAAAATAACAAAAGTAAATTTAGAACATTTAGAAAGATATGTACAAGAAGAAGAAGTAAAAGAATATAAAGATATAGAGGGTAAGATGAGGGAATTAGATACTTTGTTGGATAAAATGTATTGGTATGATGCTAAAGTTTTCACTATTTTAACAGAGGAGAAAATGTCAATAGCTGAATTATCAAAAAAAACAGGCATTAGTTATTATTCTTTATATAATACTTATAAGAACGTTAAAAACATAATAAAAGACAATATACAATGGGATTAGGAACATTATTAGAAAAAATTATAAATGTAGTTACATTTGGTTACGGTAAAAGAATAGCGAGTTGGGTGGCAAAGAAATTAGGTTATGATGATTGCGGTTGTGATGATAGAAAGAATGACCTAGATAAAAAAGTTAAACTATGGTAGAGAAAGACAGAAAACTTTGGAAAGCGTTTTTAGAAAGAGAGAAACAACACGAAATAAATAGAGAAGAAATTGAACTTATTGCTAGGTTACACGCTGAGCATTATAGACATAAGTACAATGAGCCATGCACTTGTAATGGGAGTATCTATAAAAAATGGATTGCAGAGATAAATAAAATATATGAAATCACTAATAAAAAACAGAGATAGAGTTAAACAAGTATTAGATTTTACAGGAGTACAGAACAAGAAAATGCACCCCTCTGACATTGATGCTGTATTAGAATTTAATAATGAAGCATTAATACTTATGGAAGTCAAATATAAATTTAACAAAATACCTGTTGGGCAGAAACTTCTTTTAGAACGCATAGCAGATAGGTGGGGTGATAAAGCAATAGTTCTTAAAATTGAGCATAGTTTTTCAAATGATAAAATAAATATACCTTTAGATTTATGCGAGGTAACACAAATCTATTATAATAGTAAATGGAGTTTAATTGATAGAACTAATGTTATTGAATATTTAAATAGGTTAGGGGAAAAGTGGAACATCAAAAAATGTAAATTTTAAAAAAAATTAAAAAATTATTTGTTTTATTAAAAAGTTTTAGTATATTTATACTATAATTAAAAACAAAACAAAATGGAAACTAAACAAATAATCAACAAACTAGAGGAAAATATACTAGATAATAAAAATCTTAATGAAATATATTCTTTAGATTTTACTACATATGAATTAGTATTTGACATACAAAAGGTAAACGGAGTTAACGAAGTAGTTATACAACAACTAGAAAAATAAACAATAAAGAGTTAGTGATTAACATTTATGCGGACACTATTAAACTGAAAGACGCGGGGCAGTTGCTAAAATAATTCTAAAGGCTCTTTAAAATTTAAAACTTATGAAAAAAACTTATCAAGATGTTATTGATTTCTACAATAATACTACAAATGAACAAAAATGTTACTTGTTATTATTAATGAGTAAAGATATAATGGTACCTGTACAAAAGGAAGACGGAGTACATAGTTTAGGGTTAGACCCTGAAGCACCTGTTTGTATGAATGGTACAGCATTTCAAATTAACACAGAAGATTGGAGATATTATGAAAAATAAAATCGAAAATTTAAAAGACATGGAGATATGGACTGATTTACATTTTTTAACATCTATCGTACATAAACAAATTGAAAAAAAGAAAACAGATAATTTAGAGAAGATGTCAGATTCTTTAATTAGAATTGTATATTATTTTAAAGAATATTCTAATAACATACGATTATATAAAAAGGCATTATCAGAATATAAGTTGTCTAAAAATAGAGCAATAGAAAGGGCTAGGCGAGTTGAAAAACAATTAAATAAAATAAAAAAACATGAAAAACTTTAAAGTAGAAACAACAAAAGATTATAATAAATTTTTACATATTATAGGAAATAGAGAAATAAACAAATCTAATCTTAAAAGATTAAAAGAATCTATTAGAGAAATAGGGTTGCAAGTTCCTATATTAGTAAATGAAAACAGAGCAGTAGTGGACGGACAACATAGACTACAAGCATTAAGAGAATTGAATTTACCTGTAACTTATATTCAATCTCAAATAACAAGAGAGGAACATATTCCAAATTTACAAGTTAGTAAATTGTGGACTGCTTTAGATTTTGCAAAGAGAAATGCTGCACAAGGAGATAAAGAATGTATAAAAGCATTAAAAGTTGTTGATAATTGGCATGAATTAACAAATAAAAAATTTGCCAAAATAGTTATTTTAGAATTGTTAAATAAAGCCCAAAGTAACACACTAAAGCCGTATTTAAAAAATAAAAGCTATAAAGTTGATATAGACAATGCAATTAGAGTTTTTAACTGTCAAAATATATTAAATAAAAATAGGTCTGTAAGGTTTAACCCTTATACAGCAAAAAACATGAGAGCATTAAAAAAATTAAACAAAAATATGAAAGGTTTGAAATATAAAGTAATAGAAAAATTTAACAAACATTATTTAGATTCTTTTGCTTCTGGTCAGGAACAATATAATTATTTAAAAGATTTATATAAAAAATATGACAGATAGTATAGAATTATTAAATGGGGAGATTTTTTCAAAAGAAGAAATTTTAGTTCTAATGGAAGATGACGGATTCTATTATGATTATTTGGGCAAAGCAGCATTAAGCAGTAGTTCGATTAAGTTGTTAAATGATAGTCCAAAAAAATATCAATACGTTACAAAATATGGAAACCCCTCAACGCAAGGTTTGCGAGACGGTTGGTTGTTCCACACTGCCATATTAGAACCAGAGGTTTTTTCATCACAAATATTTGTAGATGTACAATCTAAAAATACAAAAGCATATAAGTTAGCTAAGGCTGAACATGGTAGAGTTTTTACTATAAAAGAAAAAAGAGATGCAGAGAGGTTAGCAGATGCCTTTTTAAGAAACGAACATGCCTTACAAATGATAACAAATTGTGAGTTTGAAGTACCTGCTATTGGAACAATAGAGGGTTATCCTTTTCGTGGAAAAGCTGACGTATATGACAGGTATAGGATATGTGATTTAAAAACAACAAATGACCTGAAAGCATTCCCATATTCAGCAAGGAAGTGGGGTTATGATATACAAGTTTACATTTATTGTCAGTTGTTTAACATGGATTGGAAAGATTTTAAATTTGTTGCTGTCGATAAGGGTTCACTTGACATTGGTATTTATGATGTTTCAGAAGAATTTTATAATTTAGGAAAAGATAAAACCATGAGGGCAATAGAAACTTACGAAGCATTTTTTATTAACGGTGCAGATTTAGATACATACTGCATAAAAGGTACATTATGAAATCAAGAAAAGAATTTTTAGAATATATAAAACAAATAACAAACGTAGATATATACTCAAAATCAAGAGCAAGAGAGATAATTGAAGCTAGATGCTTGACTATATTTGTTTTAAAAAATCATTTTAAGATGAGGTTTGTAGAAATTACAAGTTTATTTAACAAACATAATTTAAGGTATACAAACTCTAACATTTTAAATAGTTATAAAAAATTTATAGTTTATAAAAAGTTTAATGAACAATTAGCAACAAACTATGAGTTAGTATTAAATAGATTAGAAAACACAACAGAACTCAAAAGAGCAATGCTAATAGAAGAAATTAAATATAGTACACCAAAAGAGTTAGATGCGTTTCAAAATATATATGATAGGAAGTTGCTTACAAGTGTAAACAAAATATTAAACTAAAATGGAAAAAGATAAAGATAAAAGAAAAGAAATGCCACTATATAGGGGATTAATAAAATACTTTCCTGATGCACTATGCGAAGTAGCAAGAGTAAGCTACATAGGAAGTAAACAACACCACCCAGAAGAAGATATACATTGGGATAGAAATAAAAGTCAAGATGATTTAGATGCACTTATGCGACACCTAATGGAAAATGGTATGCACGATATAGACGGAGTAAGACACAGTGCAAAAATAGCATGGAGAGCATTAGCACACCTACAAAAAGAAATAGAGGGTGATAAATACCACCCCACAGACCACATAATAGCAGGTACAGAATGAAGCCAAAGAAATATACAATAATACAAAGAATAAAAAGATTAGAGAATATAGTAAGTCAAATGTATATGAGTGTTGAGGTAATCAAGAAACAAATAGAGAAAGAAAATAAAAAAGATTAACGTTATATAAATATATGAAAGCTAACAAAATAAAAGTAAGTAAGTTAAAACCTAATGAAAATAATCCTAGAGTTATTAAAGGATATAAATTTGAAAAGTTAGTTAAGAGCATACAAGAGTTTCCTGAAATGTTAAAGTTGAGACCAATAGTTGTAGATGAAAACAATATTATTCTAGGTGGCAACATGAGGTACAAAGCAGCAGTACAGGCAGGGTTAAAAGAAGTTTACGCAATACAAGCAGATGATTTAACAGAAAAACAAAAACAAGAATTTATAATAAAAGATAATGTTGGTTTTGGTGAGTGGGATTGGGATAGTTTAGCGAATTCATGGGAAGTGGAAAGGTTAGAAGATTGGGGGGTTGATGTTCCGATATTTGATAAAATAGATTCTATGGAAGAAGAAGAAGAATTGGAAATACCACAATCTGTACAATTAGAGCCACCGAAAGAATATGTTTTGATAATGGCTGAGCCGAATAGTGTAGAATGGGAACAATTAAAAGAAATGTTAAAATTAAAAATGGTCAGAAGAGGTGGATATAAAAAAGGAAGTGCTTTTGATTCAGTAAGTTTAGAAAGGGTTTTATGGTTTGATGATTTTAAAAAAAGAATAGATGTTAATAGCAGTACCAAGTAAAGGCAGAGCGGGTTTAACATCTACAAACAAGATATTGCCTAACATGTGTACTTTCTTTATACCAGAAAGCGAATATCATCAATATAAAGGTTTGGTTAAAAATATAGTTTGTGTACCAAAAGAAGTCAGAGGAATAACGCCAACAAGAAATTGGATATTAAAAAATACTGATGAAAAATGGGTTGTAATGTTAGATGATGATGCAAAACATGTTGGATATAATTTTTTGGATAAAAGAAAAACTAAAAAAATTGAAATAAGAGATGAGGGGTTTTGGGTTGAAGAATTTTTGAAATATTTTGACTTAACAGAGCAACTAGGCTATAAAATATGGGGAACAAGAACAGAAAGCAGCCCAAGAGGTACATACCCATATAAACCAATACTCACTAGAACTTATGTAACAGCTTCGTTAATGGGTATTATAAATGACGGAGAATATTATTTTGATGAAAACTTTATTGTAAAAGAAGATTATGAAATATGTTTAAGACATATAAAAGATAAAGGGGGTATATTAGGTATAAGATATTTACACTGGGAAAATGACCATTGGATTAAAAGTGGTGGTTGTAAAGATTATAGAACAATTGGTATTGAAAAGAAAGCAATAAAAGATTTAATAAAATTATACCCTAATATGATTTCCCAAGTAAAGAGAAAAGCTAATGAATTTACAATTAAATTAAATTTATAATGAACAAAACTGAACACCATAAAAAAGCATTATTAGAAGCGTTAGAAAAATCATTAGGAGTTGTTACAACAGCTTGTAAAAGAGCAGAGGTTGGAAGAACAACTTATTATGATTGGTATAATAATGATGAGGATTTTAGGAAAAAGGTAGATGATTTACAGAATGTTGCTTTAGATTTTGCAGAAAGTCAATTACATAAACAAATATCAGAAAATTCAACGCCTGCAACTATATTCTATTTAAAAACTAAAGGTAAGAAAAGAGGTTATGTAGAAAGACAAGAAATAACAGGGGCAGAGGGAGTGCCAAACGCTTTTCAAATTGAAATCATTGACAAAACCGAAGATACAGACTAACAAGGTATATAAACACCTTTTAAAAAGCGATAAGAAAATAATTATTGAACAGGGTGGTACTCGTTCTGGTAAAACGTATAATATATTGTTATGGATAATCTTTCATTATTGTACGCAAAATAAAAACAAAACAGTTACTATTTGTCGGAAAACATTTCCTAGTTTAAGGGCTTCAGTGATGAGGGATTTTTTAACTATCCTAAAACAATACAAAATATATAGTGAAGAACTGCATAATAAATCAAATTCAGAATATCGTTTATTTAATAATTTGGTTGAGTTTATTAGTTTAGACCAACCACAAAAAGTAAGAGGACGTAAAAGAGATATATTGTTTATAAATGAAGCTAATGAATTATATTTTGAAGATTGGCAGCAATTAATATTTAGAACGAATGGGAGAATAATAATAGATTATAACCCAAGTGATGAGTACCATTGGATATATGATAAAGTTATAACTCGTGATGATTCTGATTTCTATATAACAACATACATGGATAATCCCTTTTTAGAAGAAACTATAAGGGAAGAAATTGAAATGTTAAAAGAAACAGACGACCAGTATTGGCAAATATATGGTTTGGGTTTAAAGGGAATCAGTAGAGCAACAATATTTAAGTATCATGAATGTAGTCAAATACCAGATGATGCAAAGTTTATAGCGTATGGTGCAGATGCAGGATATACAAATGACCCAAGCACATTAGTAAGCGTTTATCAAAAAGAACATAATCTATATATTAAAGAACATTTATATCAAACAATGATGACAACATTAGATATACATAATAAGTTTAGAGAAACAGGTATAACTAAACAACAAATATATTTTGATAGTGCAGAACCAAGATTGATTGATGAATTAAGAAGAATGGGTTGGAATATAAGACCAAGTTTAAAAGGTAAAGACAGTGTAAATGCTGGAATAGACTTATTAAAAAGGTATAAAATAAATATAACTAGTTCTAGCAATAATGCGATTCAAGAATTTAGAAACTATAAATGGAGGGAAGATAAGACAGGTAAACTTACCAATATACCAGAAGATAAGAACAACCATATTATAGATGCAGTAAGATATGCAACATACAGTATATTAAGCAGACCTAATTTTGGTAGATACACAATACGTTAGTTTCTAAAACTTTTATTTTTTACGTTATATAAGTATGAGAAAAGAAGTAATCGTACCTGATTCCTTAGGGGAAATAACTTTAGGACAATATCAGAAATATTTAAAAATCCAAGCGGATAACGAAGATGAAAAGTTTTTAGCTGTTAAAATGGTTGAAATCTTTTGCGGTATTAGGGGTGATTTGGTTATGAAAATGAAGGCTACTAGCATTGGAGATATCACAAGTATATTAGCTAGTATGTTTGAACAGAAACCTGATTTACTTAAAGAGTTTGAAATGAATGGTATAACTTATGGATTTATTCCGCATTTAGATGATATGTCTTTTGGTGAATATGTTGATTTGGATACTTATATAGGCGATACACAAAATTTACATAAAGCTATGGGGGTTTTATATAGACCCATTATACAAAGATATTCCAATAAATATCTAATTGAAGAATATAAAGGTGAAGAATCCGATAAAATGAAGAATATGCCAATGGACGCTGTTTTAGGTTCCATGCTTTTTTTTTATCATTTAGGAATGGACTTGTCGAAAATTATGCTGAATTATTTGGAGAACAATCAGGAGGAGAATCAGAATTTAGTTCAACATCTGTCTTTGGGAAAAAATGGGGGTGGTATCAATCGCTTTTCTCACTCGCTAAATCAGATATTACAAGAATTAAAAATATCACTAAACTAAATGTACACGAATGTTTATATGCGTTGAGTTATATGAAAGACAAAGCAGAGTTAGAAGCTAATCAATTAAAAAGTAAAATGAAAAAATGAGCAATCAGGGAGTAAGGGGTTATTATCAAGTTACAGATATTTTAAAAACTAATCTGTTAAATGATGAAAATGTAAACACTGTAACAACAGGAGATATAACAGACATTGATTTATCAAAACAAACTATATTTCCGTTGAGTCATATAATAATAAATTCAGTGGAAATACAAGAACAGGTTTTAAACTTTAATCTTACTGTAATGTGCATGGATATAGTAGATGTAAGCAAAGATGAAACAACTGATATATTTAGAGGTAATAATAATGAACAAGATATATTAAACACACAATTAGCAGTAGCAAATAAGTTAGTAGGTTTAATAAGTAAAGGCACTTTATACCAAGACAAATATCAAATAGAGGGAACAGCGACATGTGAGTTTTTTTATGAAAGGTTTGAGAATCAGTTAGCAGGAGTAGCTTGTACGTTTAGTTTATTAATTGCAAATGATATAAATGTATGCAGTTAGATGAGGTAAATAAAATATTACATAAGTTTGGAAAGTATGTTGTACAACAAGCTAGAACAAATCTAAGTAAATCAGGTAAAACTAAGAAGTCGAGAAACCTATATGATAGTATAGATTATAAGGTTAATCAATTTTCAGATAGTATTGACTTGTTATTTAGCATGGAAGATTACGGTGCATTTCAAGATTTAGGAGTTAAAGGAAAAGACCCAAGTAAAGTATCTCCAAATGCAAAGATAACAGGACAACAGGCTCCAAACTCTCCATATAAATTCGGCAGTGGTAGTAGAAAAGGAACGTTTAAACAATTTGCTGCAAGAATGTCGGTATTTGCTAAAAAAAGAAACATTAGGTTTAGACAAGGTAAAACAGGAAGATTTGCTAAAGGTGGATATGATTCAATGGGTTATGTGATTGCAAAAAATATTTTTAACAGAGGTATAAAACCTAGCTTCTTTTTTACTAAACCATTTCAGGCGGCATTTAAATATATACCTGATGAAGTAGTAGAAGCGTTTGTTTTTGACATTGAACAAGATGAAAGGTTTTTTCCTGAAAACATGAATAAAGATTAATTATGGCACATATATTTTTAAGAAGTCCAAAATATTTAACAATAACAACTGGCTCGCATTTGTCGGCTAAATTAGAACTGACGATTGACGGTGCGTTAAGATATACAATAATTAAAAATGCAACTTCTAACAGAACAGTGTTTGAATTGTCTAGTTTAGCAAAAGATTATTACGACCCTGATTATGGTGGGTCAACAGGAAGTACGTTTGATACAGTTGCAATATCTGCTACTTGGTATGCTTATGATGCTGTTGATGCAGGGGGAAGTCAATTAGCAACTGCTACTGTAACTCATACAGGGTATTATGGTTATTCTTTTTTTACACAGGGTGTTAATGGTAATGATATAGATGCTAGCGATTTTGAGTTTACTAATACAGGAGATACGAGAGTTATTTATTTACCAGATAATACTGCTAGTTTTGCTTGGGATATGAATAGTGGTACAGCAACAAGAACAGCAATTAGTACCTCTGCAACAAGTGCTTCTGCTGCATCAGGTAATTATACTTGGAATATAACAAGAATATGCAGTGCAAAATACTCACCTATTCAAATGAGGTTTATCAATAAGAATGGCGCACCACAAGATTTTTATTTCTTTTTAAAGTCAGTAGAAAGCATGAACGCTATGAAAGATACGTTTAAGAGAAATATATTTAATTACTCTACTTCTGCTTATGATGAAGAGGACCACCAAACAACAGTATTTAATAAAAATGGGAAAAGAGTATTTACCTTAAACACAGATTATTTGATTGAAGCTTATAATCGTGTAATGGAAGATATTATGTTGAGTGAGTATTGTTGGATTTATTATAATTCAGGAGAGGGTCTACAATGGCACCCTGTAATAGTAAACACCCAATCATTAGTTAAAAAAACTTCAGTAAATGACAGGTTAATACAATACACATTAGAAGTGGAAGATGCTAACGACATTATCAATAATATAGTTTAATGAAGCGTGAAGTACAATTATATATATCAGATACTAGGGTTGATTTATTCAAAGATGAAACAATAAGTATCACAGATTCAATTCAGAATATATCTGATATTAGCAAAGTATTTACTCCATTTTCTCAACGATTCTCTTTACCTGCTTCAGCAACAAATAATAAGTTATTTAAACATTATTATAATTTCAATATCTCTGGGGGTTTTGATGCAAGATTTAGAGTAACAGCGAGAATTGAAATAAACCATGTACCGTTTAAAACAGGTCAGATAAGATTAGACGGAGTAAGCATGAAAAATAATCAGCCCCATACTTATAAGGTTGTATTTTTTGGAGAGCCAAATAGTTTAGTTGATATTTTTGGAGATGAGGACTTAAACTCTTTAAATTCATTATCAACTTATGACATGGATTTAGCAGGTGGTACTGATTTTCTTGCTGCTTTTAAAACAGGTTTACAAAGTACAGGGGTTAATGCTACAAGCACAGCAAATAGGAATGTAGTTGTACCTTTAATACTGTTAAAAACATTTTATACTTATGGCAGTGGTAGTAACGATTTAAATACGGTTAACTTCCCTGATTTACAAGTAGATTTAAAACCTGCTATAAAATTAAAAAGAGTTATTGAAGCAATACAAACGCAGTATGATATTTCATTTAATATGGTTGATGAACATATTGATGAGTTTGTAATTGCAGAGGACGGAAGTATTGTAACAGATGAGAGCGGTAATCCAGTTGTTCAAGAGGGTGCGACAAGCGATATCAAAACATTCTTTGGAAGTGATATGTTTGATGAACTGTATTTATGGTTACATAGAGAATCAACGCCTATTAGTGAGCCAGATGCAGCAACAGCTAATTTTGGAGTAGATACTGTAACAAAAAGTAAAAAACTTACCTTTTCAGATTTTACCTACGCTTCAGGGGGTGGAGATGTTTTATCTTCCAACAAACTAACTGTAAATAAAGGCGAATCTTTTGGTTTAAGGTTAGTATTAGACCCAAGCGTAACAAACAATACAGGGGAGATAATAATAAAAGATAAAACAACAAACGAACTATTATTTTATAGAGAGAATGTGCCTTTCAATAGTGGGTCAAACTTATCTGCACCATTAAAAACTTTAACAAGTGGAACATTAGATTCAAGAACCTATGATATAGAGTTCAGAATAAATTGTCAGGTGACTGTTAATTTTGGTGCGTTGAATCCTGCGTTAGTTATTGATAAAACAGTAGGCTCAGCAAGTCCAACAGCGCATAATTATAGTGCAGGTGCTTTTGCTTTAGCAGGAGATTTATTTATACAGGATTACATACCAAAGATGAAAGTTATAGATTTTCTATCTGGTTTGTTTAAGATGTTTAATTTAGTTGCTTATAAAAAACTTGGTAACGATACAATCTATGTAGAAACCTTTGATGATTTTATGACAAAGGGAGTAACTAGAGATATAACAAAATACATAGATATTAAACAGGGTACGATTGATAGACCTGTACCATATAATCAAGTAAATTTCAAATATTCATCACCTGTTACTCAAACTAGTTTAAGATTTGTAAACCAATTCAGTCAAATATTTGGAGATTTAAATTATTCTGCACCTGAAAAATATGACGGACAAGCGTTTAATTTAGAAGTACCATTTGAAAGAACTGTATTAATAAATTTACTAGACAACTCTGGTAACATAACAAATAATGTAGTTGGTTGGTGGGTAAAAGATGACGGTTCAACTGCGTTAGGTAAACCATTTATATTTTTTAACAGAGTAGCCGACCAAAGCGGTGGAAGTGGAAAAACAGTTACAAGTTTAAGTATAACAGCATACAATGCAGCGTCGAGTGTATCTAGTGATGAAAACCATTCTTTAAACTTCGGTGCTGAATATGATGAGTTTAATGGTGGAGTAAACACTAACAGTTTATTTAAAAGGTTTTATGAAAACTATATAATTCAAACATTTAATCAAAATAGTAGAATCATAAAAGTATCAGCACAGTTGCCAATTAGTTTTATGTTAAACTATTCAGTCAATGATATTATATTAATTAATGGTCAAGAGTATTATATAAATAGTATTAAGATGAATTTAGCGACAGGCAAGTCAGAATTAGAATTAATAGTAAAAACGGTAACTTATACACATAGCGTATTAACATAATGATAAAAGATATATTACAATTATTGCCTTTTGCGAAAGGTGAAACAGAAAACATAAGAATCGCACAGGGAAGATATAAACTCCCTGAAACTCTTAAAGAGGGTTATAAACAATTAAAACAAGAGATATGGCAAAAAAGGTCTATATAGATTTTGAGTTACGCTACAAAGAAGCAGTAGCTAACTTAAATGAAATGCAAAAGGAATATACTAAACTTGAAACAAAGGTTGAAAAGTTTGATGATGCTGTTCAGGAAAGTTCTGAAAGCACTAAAGAAATGGGCGGAGTTTTAGATTCTGTTACAGGTGGTGCAGTAACTAAATTTAAAGGACTTACAAGTACAGTTGGTAATGTTGTTAAAGGTTTTAAAAGTTTAAGGATTGCAATTATAGCAACTGGGATTGGTGCTTTGGCTCTTGCTATTGGTGCTGTTATAGCTGCCTTTACAAGAAGTGAAGAGGGGCAAGATAGGTTTACTAAAATTTTAAATGTTATTGGTGCAGTGATTGGGGTTGTCATGGATAGATTAGCAGATTTTGGAATGATGCTTATTGATGTATTTTCTCAGCCGGGCAAGATATGGCAGGGGTTTGTCGATACATTGAAAAAAGGTTATGAAATGATTAAACTTCAAGTCATTGATAGATTTAGAGCAAACTTTACTTTATTAGTTGGTAGCATACAAAAAGGGATTCTAAAAATGCGTATTGCTTGGAATAAATTTACAGGCGATTCTAAAGAAGCAAAAAAACTTACAAACGAGTTGGATAAAGTAAATGCTAAAATGGACGAGGCTCGTAAAACTATTTCAAGAGCTAATGAGAGTTTGTCTAGTGAATTTGACAGAATAAGTAGATTGGTTGCACAAGGAAGAGATGATTTGAAAGATTATTTAGCAGATTTAAACCGAGAAATTGAAGAAGAAGGCAGAATAATGGCAAGGGCTTCTGATATTGCTGCTGCTGCTAGAAAACAAGAAAGAAAATTACAAATTGAAAGAGCAAAAGCAGATAGGGAAATTGCAGCATTTAGAGAACTAGCAGCAGATAAAGAAAATAAAAGTGTAGAAGAAAGAATTGAAGCTATAAAACGAGCAGGTGCTATTGAAGAAGAAATGACTAATAAAGAAGTTTCATTAGCAGCTAAAAGACTGGAAGTCCAAAGGATTAAGAATAGAATGGGTCATTCAACCAGAGAAGATAAAGACGAGGAAGCAAGATTAGAGGCACAGTTAATAGAACTAGAAACTAGAAGATTAAAATTACAAAAAGCATTAACAGCAGAGATAACAACAGCGTTAAGAGAAGCTAAAGCAGAAAGAAATGCAGAAGCAGCAGAGTTAGCAGCAGAATTTATATACCTGCCTGGAGTTGGTTTCGTCAGTAGAGAAGCGTTTAACAAGATGAAAGCTGACGGAGAATCAATTGAGAAAATACAAGAAGAATTTAAAAAGAAAAAAGAAGATGAAGCTGCTGAAACTGAGGTACAAAAAGTAGAATTAGAAAGAAATAGAAAATTACAGGAACTAGACGATTTAAATGCAACAGAAGAACAAAAGGCAAAAATAAGGGAATTTTATAGTGATAAATTAAAAAAAGCTGAATTCGCAGATGCTGAAGCGAGAAAACAACAAAAAGAATTAGAAGCAAAGGAAGAAGAAGAAAGAACGCAAGAATTGTTTGGTAACCTAATAAGTATTGTTGGTGCGAATAGTAGATTTGGAAAAGGATTAGCAGCAGCTAATGCTATAAGAAGTACTTATGCAGGTGCTTCAAAAGCGTTAGAACAAGGGGGTATGTTTGGTTTTGTTTCGGCAGCAGCGATTATTGCTTCTGGTTTGAGAAATGTAAAAACAATATTAGCTACTAAAGACCCTAAAACTCCGAGTATTGCTGGTGCTAGTGGTGGTGGAAGTGAGCCTGCAATATCTATACCTGCAACTCCAGCAGCATCTCAACCTCCACAATTTAATACAGTTGGTGCAAGTGGGATAAATCAGTTGGCTGATGTTCTTGGTGGTGGGCAACAACCTGTAAGGGCTTTTGTTGTAAGTGGAGATGTAACGACAGCACAACAGTTAGATAGAAACATTGTGAGTAGTGCTTCGATAGGATAAACAAAAAATTAATTTAATACGTTATAATAATATGAGAATAGTTGAATTAATATTAGGTGATGATGAGTTAACAGGTATTGAAGCAATTTCAGTAGTTGAAAACCCAGCAATAGAAGAAGATTTTATAGCATTAAAAAGCGAGGAGATAAAACTTGCAGAGGTAGATAAAGAAAAAAAAATCTTAATGGGTGCTTTACTTGTTCCTAATAAACCTATTTACAGAAAAAAAGGAGATGAAGAATATTACATATATTTCTCAAAGGAAACAGTAGAAAAAGCATCACAACTTTATTTAATGAATGGCAATCAATCAAAAGCCACATTAGAACATCAACACACGATTAACGGACTAACACTAGTAGAATCTTGGATTGTAGAAGATGAGGTACATGATAAATCAAGAAAATATGGTTTAAATGTACCTGTGGGTACTTGGGTAGGTTCAGTAAAAGTGAATAATGATGAAATATGGAACAAGTTTGTTAAAACAGGTAAGATTAAAGGTTTTAGTATAGAGGGTTACTTCGCAGACAGAATGGAACGACCTAAAGAACCTGTAAACGACTTTGCAGACATAGAAGAAGCTGAAGCAAGTGAAATGCTATCTTATATAAGGTCTATAATCAAAGAGGACAAGCGTTTAAAGGGCGGTAAGAGACGAGAACTAGAATCATATAGTGATTACCCTGATGCCTTAAAAAACAACGCTAAAAAAGGTATAGAGTTAAACAAAAAAGTAAACAACAAATGTGCAACACAGGTTGGAAAAGTCAGAGCAAGTCAATTAGCACAAGGCAAGCCTATCTCAAAAGAAACAATTAAAAGAATGTACTCGTATTTAAGCAGAGCGCAAGAATATTATGATGAGGGAGATACAAAAGCTTGCGGCACTATATCTTATTTATTATGGGGTGGTAAAGCAGGTTTAAGGTGGTCAGAATCTAAACTAAAAGAATTAGGCGAAATAGAATTAGCGTCTATGGTTATTAATGATGACTTTGCAATTATAGATGATAGATTAGCATACTCAACACAAGAGAAAGCTGAAGAAATGGCAAAGAACATAGGGTGCAAAGGTTTTCACACTCACGACTTTGAGGGTGCAACATGGTATATGCCTTGTGAGTTCCATGTTAAAGATGATTTTAAAAAATATAAATGCCCAGAGGGTTATGTGAAAGACTATCAAAAACACAAGTGCGTCAAAAAAGAAAAATACGCTGAAGTAGGCAAAAGAGGTGGTATAAAAAAATCTCCTAAAGCACCAAAGTCAGATACGCCTAACCCAAAGCCTAAAGGCAAGGGTACAGCAAAAGGAGATGCCTCAACAACAAGAGGTGCTAAAGTATCTAAAAAAGATGAAGCGACTTTAAAAAAAAAGTCAGATGAGTTTAACGAGAGATACAAAAAGAAATTAGGGTATGGTGTAAATGTAGGAATGTTAAAGGCAGTATTCCAAAGAGGTTTAGGTGCATTTAATGTTTCACATAGTCCAAGAGTAAAAAGTGCTTCACAATGGAGTTTTGCTAGGGTAAATGCTTTTTTATATTTAGTAAAAAATGGCAGACCTCAAAACAAGAAGTACACAGGGGATTTTGACTTGTTACCAAAAGGACACCCTAAAAAACCATAATGGCTAGAAAGGTTGTCAGAACATATATAAAACCAAAACGCAAATCACACCCTCATAGCAAAAATGCTAGTGTAGGACAAACAGGTTATAAAAAAAAATATAGAGGTCAAGGAAGATGAAAAAATTTGAAACACCAAGCAGAACTAGTCCAAGAGGTGGTCGAAGAGGTTGTTTGTGTAAAGACAAAGATACTTATTCGGTTAAATGTTGTGAGGGGAAAATTATAAATCAAGGAATCGGCAAGATATAAAAATGCAAATATAAATTTAAACACGTTATAGTAATATGAAATCAACAGAAATTTTAGACAAAATCAAAACTTTCTTGGGAGAAGAAAAAATTGAGAATCAAGTTGAAGAACAAGTTGAAAAAACTCAATTAGAAGAAACTACCGAGCAAGTCCAAGTAGAGTTAGCACAAGCTAAACTTGAAAATGGAACAGTTTTAGAAGCAGAAGCTTTTGAAGCAGGAAACGAAATCTTTATTGTATCTGATGATGAAAGAGTAGCAGTACCAGTCGGCGAATATCAAATGGAAGACGGTAAAATGCTAATTATTTCAGAAGAAGGTATAATCGGTGAAATCAAAGCAGAGAAAACTGAAGAACCAACAGTTGAAGAAGAAGATAAAACTGATGCTTCAGAAGAATTAGCTGAAGAAGAGGAAGAAGACATGTATGTTTCTAAAGAAGAATTTGAATCTGCCGTTGAGGAAATCAAAGGTATGATTAAAGAGTTAAAGGACAAAAAAGAAGAAATGGCACAAGTTGAAGAGCAAGTAAAACAAGAGTTAAGCGAAACTCCTGCGACAGAGCCAATCTCTCACAATCCTGAAGCTAAACAAGAATTTAAAGTGCGTTTTGGAAAAAATAAAAAGGAAAGTGCTTTAGATAGAGTAATGAAAAAATTAACCAATAATTAAAATTAAGAAAAATGCCAAATCCAACAATTACAGCAAGTAGTTATGCAGGTGAATTTGCAGGTAAATATATCGCTGCGAGTTTATT